ATACTCTTCTTTGTTAGCTTTGGCTTGCTTTACGCGAGCCCAGATTTCTTTCTTATCTTGGAACTTGACGCTGGTGCCGTCGCCGAATATACACAGCTGCTCGCGCTCTTTCTTCTTGTACTGCACCTGGATGACGCGAATACGTTCGTTGTTCTTGTCGACGTACTTCTCTCCCTTGAACTGGTCGACAGTGGCAAGTTGTCCTGAGCCGGAGTCTTCGCCTACGGCCTGGGCTGCTCCCATCACACCGTTCAGCTCAAGTTCCGCTTGCGGATACTGTTCCGCTACATCTTCGAGTTTCTGCCAGTTGGCGCGAGCAACGAACTTTGCGTCTTCGTTCCAATCGTAGGAGCGACTGTCTGGATCTGGGAAGACAATGAGCGGATCTTCATGGCGAATCTTAATGAAGGGATTAGCAATATCGTCAAAAGTAACATCAACATCGAGAACTCCCATGCCGCACGTAAACCCGTCATCGGCCATGTCCCTTTCTTCGAACTCAAGGTCGTTGCTTTGCTTAATGAATAGGAAAATGTCGGAGAGCAGGTTCGCTTCTGACTCATCCAACTTAGCGTTGCGTCCACGGTAGCCGAGTCGCACGCGCTGATTCACAACATCACCAACTAACTTGTTCACCACCACGGCCACTTGGTTGTTCACGGTGTCGGGCTGGTGCCGCTCGGCAAGAGAGGCCAGCTCTGCGGCAGTCCACTGATCGCCCTCTCGATACTGGAAACACTGCACCATCTTCTCGCGACCACGCACCCAAGAAGTGTGGTTCAGAGCATAGGAAAACATCTTGTCCAGCTTGGTGACAAGGGCGAACTGATCCGTATCACTCATGTCCTGTTCGGACGTGAACTCTTTATAATCCTCTTCGTCCGTGTCTTTTTCACGCGGCTCGTCGGATTCGTAAGTGGGTGATAGCGTGCTCGCCATTTAGTGTCCTTAAAAAAGTGAAATACGTTCACGTAGAGCGGTAGCGTAATCAATCATCGCTTGGCGCTGACGATTCATAGATCCTATTGCTTTTGGATCAATGGAAGCAATTTCGTCATGAATATAGGAGGTTAGACGATGTAACTTGATTTCGAGTTGTACCAATTCCTCAATCACACGTTTTTGGTAATCTTTCATCACAGCACCTTCCAACTTGTAGGACGGGAATTCTTTGTCTTTCCTCGCGTGCGATTCTGATACAGTCTTCGCACAAGGGATTCGTCCTGTAAGAACGTCATCATCATAGCGTCTGCCCTATTGGGACTTTCAATGCCCCGGCGTTTCATCTTGTCTTTGGACTCAACGATGATGCGTCCGGTGCTGTCATCATAGCGTGGGGCATTCAGGTCGCCTTTGAGTATTGGGTCATCAGGGATGCTGAGTACGCCTTTCTCAAACGCTTCTCGCATACGCCACCACAGTTCGTCGCGCAGCAGGCCAAAGCGGTCGTTGTCGTATGCTCTCTCAGAAACCTTTACAGGAATAACATCGATGCCGAGACTCTTCACCCTGCGCTCGATCTCTCCCACCACTCCCCAGCCCCAACCAATCGTGTCTCCGTAGATGACGCTAGGAGAATGTGCGAGGGCATCTCTCACAACCCAGTCGACAACCTTGGTAGGTTCGTTATAGCCACGAGCGTCAATCGGGTCAAGCACCTTCGGACCAAGACGTTTAAGCAGCACACTATCGTCACCGCCAGCTCCCACGTCGAGACTGAAGATAAGCTTGTCGTCGGGGTAGGGTTCAACTTCCCTATTGACCGCGTCCTCTATATAGTCCCAGGGGATAACCTCGTTATCTCCGGAGAGGGGAGGCAGTCCCAACACGCGAATACGGAATGCATTTGATTCCCTGCCGTACTTACGTTCAAGTCGCTCGATACTTTCTCTTGTGACAAGTTCGCACTCCTCACTGTTCCAACGAAACGTCACCCACTGATTGCGTTCCTTGAACTGCGTCTCGTAGGCGAAGCCTTTGCCGCGAGTCGGGTTAAAAGTAAGGAGACATAAATTGCACTTACGAGTGAGTGTCGCTTCCAGAGGCCGGAATACCGGATCAGGAACACCAGTGGCTTCGTCACCCACAATAAGAACAAAGTCTTCATGTATACCTGCTAGAGTTTCTGCTTGTTCCTCCGCGCTATTACGCGGGTTTGCTGTGCGGGCCGAGATGAACCATTGCTGCCCGTTGCACTCCTTGAGGAAGAACTTATCGCTTTGCCATTCGAACCAGTCGCGGATCTTACTCTTCTGATGCCACTTAGCCAGTTCGGACCAGAGGTTGTCACGAAGCTGTCGAGCACTGGGGGACACTGCTACACACTTGGGATACGGAAACACCGATAGGAACCAGAGGATTAATACAGAGGCCAGGGCGCCTTTGCCCGTGCCCACTCCGCTCATGATGCTTATCCCAAAGCGTCGAGATAGTTCGCGGAGCTTATCACTGTGATCTGCGTTAGGGTTTCCGTTAACGGCGATCTTGGCCCAACACAATTCTACGAATGCTTTAGCCGCTTTGATCTGCTGGGCTGTGAAATGAAATTCAGGCAGCGTGTCTTTTACGTATTGCTCGATGTCTTTCGACCACGCGAGCACAATGTCGGATTCCGAACTGCGAACTGCCATTAATATTTCTCCGGGGCTTATTCGAAATAATCATAGAACACTTGCTCTGTGTGCAGAGGGCACGTCCACTTTTCAACAGCCAGGGCATACGCCCGGGCGGACTCTGTGGCTCCAAACTCTGCGGTGTCCAGGGTGTCGCACTGTTCGCACTTACGGGTGATGATGTAGCCTTCGATTGGGGCTTGAGGATCGCTTGCTCTGCTCATGTGATTTCACCCTAACGGCGTGACCTGGGAGACTGGAGACAGGACGATTGAACCACTTGCGGAAGATCGGGGCTCCCCCACGGATAATCTCGTCTTTGTCCGCATACACTCCGCCACAAGCCCACCCCGTGTCCACATACCACAATTTCATTATCCGAATATCTGCTTCAAGGATTTCTTTTTAGGCTTCTTGCCCATCTCAGGATACTTCGAATGCACGGCACTGCGCACGGCGGACTTCTCGGAGGTAGAGCCGAACTGTGACACGCGGGATAAGGCATTCTGAGCGTGGCTCTTGTCCTCGATGGGGTAGCGTCTTCCGGGAAGAGCGAAGCTCTTCGCGGGAATCTTCTTTCGTGCAGCGGCTGTTAACTTTGCCATATGCTTAATACCCCATGTACGTTTTCTCGTCGTCGCTGCGAAGCTTGTGTGAGGGACGGTCGAAGATACTGTGCAGAGAGGAGTGCTTAGGCTTCTTCTTCTTCGCTCGCTGCTGGGAATACGCTATTGCCACTGCTTGTTTCTGTGGCTTCCCCGCCGCTATCTCTGTCCGCACGTTCGTGCGAAAGGCTGCTTTCGATTTGCTTTTGATCAGTGGCATCGTTACTCCCCAGCGGATCGTGCGCTTCCGAGATAATCTTTCGCAGGCTGAAAATGTTTTCTGTGCTGCGGCCCTCTAGCAGCCTGCGTTGCTGAAAGCTTCTGTCCATGAGGGCAATTGCCTCTATGGGCGTCATCGTGGTCACCAGATCATGCAGCCTTGCTCGGCTCTCGATGTTCAGCATGGTGAGGTCGATGAGTTCTTTTTCTTTGTACGATTCGACAGCGGCCTTGAACTTAGGGTCTGTGAAGGCTGGGTTGTTCGTGTACTTGTACACGGTGGTGGAAGATCGGTTCATGGCGGCTCCGATCTCGTAGGGTCCCATGCCCATCTCCCTCATTGCGGTGAGCTGCACAATCTCTCGCCGCTTGAGCTTCTTACCCTTCTGCTTCTTGCGAGCCCTGCTGAGGGCTCCTGCTGTCTTGGCGGTGGCTGGCTTTGGCATGTTTCGTGTCTATCCCCTACATTGAGATACTGTCAAACCTCGGGTTTGGCGACATTGTGGGGAGGGAAGGCGGAGCTAAGTATGCGTAAGGACAGGAAGTTCTTTTTTATTTCCATGTGTGAAAAAAGGAGAAGTAATATGCACCTCCATGCCCCTACCCCCCCCGGGGGCCGGCATAGGCGTCGCCTTTTCCTCGCGACAATCAGCAAGGGCATGGTGACAGGGCAAGCATGAACATATATTCAGTGTTTGCATTAAATCATTAACAATAATCAATACTTACATGCCATATCAGTATCACCTAAAGCCACTGCGCACAATGTTCCTGATAGAACTATCGGGAACAGTAGGAGCAAAATCCCCTGTAATATCGCCCTTGTTACACAATATCGATATGTCTTATCCAAGCTCGCGAGTTATCTTTTAGGAAAGCGGGCATAGTCAAGATGGTAGCTACTTGGCTTCCAATTTCTGGCATTTGTGCCACTGTTTGCCACTTCCCTACTCAACACAATACAAGACACGAAGAGCAATCACTGCACTACACAAGACTACTTTGCTTCGGCACGTATTCTGCTATAGTAACTTGGCAACTGATCGAGGAAAGGAAACAATCATGACTCACGAAAAGCACGCTGATGAAATTTGGTTGGAAGAAGTAAGAGCTAACGCGCAAGCAAAGGCGAAGCGGGAGAAAGAATTAGCCGCACTGCTTGCAAAGGGTATCATCATCAACGACTTGAGAATTAAAGATAGTTAGACTATAGTCGATTACATACAGTGAAGCGGAAAGCAGAAGCCTATCAACAGTCCGCAACCAAAAGAAAGCGAGAATACAATGATCGAAAGAATCATAAGAGCTTATGGCAAGGACGTCTACGTTAACTTCGATGATCTTAAGAACCGTGCCCCTTCACTGTTTGCACAAGGCGCACATTCTTCGCGGTCAAGCCGGTACAATTTCATCTCTACCATGACGATCATGGAAGCAATGAAAGATGCTGGATTCTTCCCGACCGAGGTGAGGCAGTCTACCTCGCGAGATATTTCTCAAGTACCATATGCAAAACATCTGGTACGCTTTCGTCAAGCCAGCACGGGTGACGTCTCTGTAGGAAGTGAGTTTCCCGAGGTAGTTCTAATCAATAGCCATAACGGTAGCTCGCGCTACAAACTTCTCGAAGGAATCTTCCGACTAGTTTGCTCTAACGGCTTGATTGTCGCCGATCTATCTAAGGGTTCTGCCGGTGTAAGTATCGTTCACAGCGGTCATACTGCGGTGGCAGAGATAGTGCATGCCTCGCTAACTATCGTTCGCCAATCTCAAGAAAGACGCGAGCATATTGAGGCAATGAGACAAGTACACCTGAACTTGCAAGAGCAGCAAGCCTTTATTCGAGCTGCCGCAAGCTTGCGCTTCTCTATGGAAGTGATCAACGAGGGATTGATTCACTCCCTTAACAGGCCATTGCGGGCGGAAGACAATTTTGACGATCTTTGGACAACGTTCAATCGCGTGCAGGAAAAGCTTGTCAATGGTGGAACTAGGATGTTAACCGCAAGCGGAAATCGTATTGTCAAAGCTAAGCCGGTTAAAGGGATAGACGGCAACGTGAAGATCAACACTGCACTCTGGACACTAACCCAAGAGATGCTGCGTATCAAAACCGCGTAACCAGGCAATATGGGCAAGGGGCGATATTGCCTCTTGCCCTTAAAGGGGATAGCACATGCGATTGAATGGTGTAGAGCTAACGGAAGCGAAAGAAGCGATGATTCGCGTAGGCGGATTGAGCGAACCAAGCAAAATGCCTTGCTACAGCTATTCGCTTCCCGCAACTGCATGCAAGCTCGGGAGCATTCTTGTTAAGATAGCCGGAACAACGTGCAGCGGATGCTATGCACTCAAAGGTCGCTACCGAATGCCCTATGTGAAAGCGGCACTAGATCGTCGGATTGCCAACATAAGCACCGAAACTTGGGTAGACGATATGATTAAGGTGATCCGCTGGAAAGAGAAAAGCGGATATTTCCGCTGGCACGATAGCGGCGACCTGCAAGGAGTATGGCACCTTGAGAAAATCGTAGCTGTCTGTAGGGCACTACCTGAAATCAGATTCTGGCTACCCACCCGAGAGTATGGAATAGTGAAAGACTATTTCGAGAAGTATGGGTTATTCCCAAGTAATTTACTGATCCGATTATCCGCAACAAAGATTGACTCTGTTGTACCTAATCTCTTGGGCTTGACTACCAGCGGAGTGTCCAATGATCCGCTTAAGGTGACTTGCCGGGCGCCAGAGCAAGACAACCAATGCGGCAGTTGCCGCTCGTGCTGGAAAGAAAGCGTTAAGCAGGTAGTCTATAAACAGCACTAGAAAGTAAAACTACAATGGCAAATCTTATGAAAACATATCGTGTTAAATGGGAAATAGACATAGAAGCGGACTCCGCATTAGAAGCGGTTAAAGAGGCTCTGCGAATTCAACGTGAAAATTCAACTGATACTTGCTCTTGGACCAAAGGGACACTCTCTTGGAACGACTTAGGAGCAGACAATGAAAATCAACGATAGGGTACAGCTCCATCCTGCTACCGACAGCTGGATGAAGGGCGACAGATTCGGCACCATAACAAAGATATCAAAGGGACTGGTCTCTGTTCTCCTCGACACGTCATGCTCGATCAAGAAATTCAGTGTCGAGAACCTAGAGCTAACTGGTGACCGGATGCATGACTTCAATCAAGGCTACCGCTGTACACAATGCGGACAGTATGAACATGACGGAGATTTTTGCAAAGGATAATTGGAGTTACAAACAAATATAAGGAGAATCTTTATGTTATACAGAGTCAAGTTAACCACTGATTACTTCACCAAGATGCTACGCGTTGCCAACGTGCAATCACAGCAAGTTCTCATGAATCACGCCTACATTGGCAACCATGACACCTACATTCTTGCAGACACAATAGGTCCAATGATTACGCTCAAACAAGCCATGAAAGACGCTGCGGAAGGAGGTCACTACAACAATGAATAAGCAACACCTCCTTGACAATTACGTTTACTCTAAGAACCGAATTGCATGTATTGCTAAGTGATATTCAGAGTGAAAGCAGTCAAGCAAAGCACAGTATTGATATCGCTAAGTATGAAGGATTAATTGCCACTGCCAGCGCATACAAGGGCAGAGTCAACACTCTTGCCTGGATAGAAAGACGAATCGAGACAATCTTGAAGGATGATGAAATCAGGAAAGTAAATTGCTCCTTAAAGATATAAAAAGACTTCGTCTTTTTAAGTATATACGGAGCAATGTACATCAGAGTATACAGTGGATATCAGAGTATATATACTATATATATATACTAGGAGAGGTAAAATGGGAAGATACTTTAACACATTCAGGGCGTTAGCCACTTATGACGTTGCTGCGAAAGAGAGAAAGAAATTACGCGATAACATAACGGATGAGACTTCTTTCAAGGCATGGGAACTGAAAGAGAAAGCAGATTTAAGAGCCGTGCAAACAGCATTCTTTCTCGACACAAGGGAGGTCAACAGTTTGTTGCGTTGCCTTGCAACAACACAAGAGTCTATTAGGCGGGAAGTGGGTTACCCGTGGTAGTTCTTGGGTGGTCGCTTGTTGTTGTACTTGTGATCTACATTCTAGTAACAGATAGATTCTGGAGGTAGTCATGATATTGAACAAAGAGGCGCTGCTGGAAGAGTTTCCCCTGTATGAAACGAGGGAAGAAGCTGTCTGTTGGAAATGTGGCCGTCCCTTAACGAATGTGCGCCGCTCGCCGTATCCTGTCGGCTCTGGCGCTTGGGTGGGATTCTGTAAGCGAAACAAAGTCAACAGTTGGTTCGACGTGGTGAAGAAATGAAGCTGGCTAAGAAACACATTCAGCGCGAGTATGAAGACGATGACGGGTATTGGGTTGAGTTGAAACCCGGATGGAAATCTGGCGATGATCCGGTGGGAGTTGTACACAGCATCCGCGAGGATAGCCGGAAAGAAGCGTGTCTTGTTGGAGTCATCCCGTGCAAGTGCGCCTCTTGTGTTAGGAGAATGCCACTGTGATAGCGATTGGATATGTAAGACGCTCGAAGGCAGCGGAAGACACCACCGTGTCTTTGCAGGAACAACAGCGCCAAATAGAGGAATACTGTTTGCGCCATGAACTATTGCTCGCCTGCGTGGTGGTACACAATGGCGTCAGTGGCGGGAAGCGTAGCAGGTGGTCAGATATTGCCCGCGCAGTGGCCGATAATCACGCAAAGGCTCTAATCATCTACAACCTTGACCGTCTTTCCCGGGACGTTTCCGGCTTGCTCGACAACCTGCAACGGATGGCCCTGGAGGGCGTAACGGTGCATGAGGTCGGCACAGGGCGGATTGACCTCAAGCGAGCCTCATCGAAGCTCATGGTGGCCGTGCGAGGGGCTACGGATGAGTTTTACAGGGACATGATCGCCGAGAAAACAAGAGACGCTTTGGCCTACAAGCGTTCGAGAGGCGAGAAGTATACGAATCTTCCGCCGTTGGGTTACGAGTACAGTCAGGGCAAGTTGCTAGAGAACCCACAGGAGCAGCACGCCCTAGAAGCCATCAGCCTCGGTCGTAGTCAGGGGTGGGGAGCACGTCGCATTG